GGTTACCTGGTCGAAGTGGTCGAGAAATGGAATTCATTTACCCGAACGCGTAAGGATCTCTGGGGCTGGGCCGATCTGCTGGCCATCCGGCGCGGCGAGGTGCTCGCGGTCCAAGTGACCAGCGAGGGCGTGGCCAACAGGGTTAAAAAGGTTATGGACTCAGAAACCATCGCCCGGGTGCGGGAAGCTGGGGTGCGGGTTGAGGTTCACGGCTGGCGCAAGAACGTAAAAGGGCGCTACGTGCAGCGAATTGTCGATTTATCCTGAATTTTTGGCTTGCGTGCTGAATTATTGTGCACTAAACTGGCTGTTGCGCTGATCTCCTCCGTGAAGCGCACCCTCCCCGCTAAACGGCGGCTTGGATGTTGCGGGCATCCACCCGGCGGTCGCCGTTGCCTATCTGAAAGGGCGCTTGTGGACCATCAGAAGAACGCTGCGCTGTTTGTGTCTGTGCTGTTTCATAGCGGCACGAACGCCCATTTCATGCACTTGCAGACGAAAAGTTATTCTGAGCATAAGGCGCTTCAGAAATACTACGAAGGCATCGTCGACATCGTGGACCGCTGGGCCGAGGCGTTTCAAGGCTGTTATTCTGTTATTGATACCTATCCATCGGACTTTCATATCGCAAAGTCACCGCTGCCTTACTTGGGAAAGATTAAGGATTTTGTAGACTCAATCCGCAAAGTGTTACCGGACGACAGCCAGCTGCAAAACATTATCGATGAGGCGGCCGCGCTGATTGATTCGACGATCTACAAGCTGCGGGTGCTGAAATAATGGCTGACAGATTAAATGGCTAACGCAGGACAATTTAAAAAAGGCGACAAAAGGCCAGGGGCGGGCCGGCCTAAAGGGTTGCAAAACAAAGCAACTATAGTCGCCAAAGAAGCGATTGCTCGTTTTGTTGACGGCAACGCCGACCGGCTGCAAGAGTGGCTAGACCAGATCGCAGTGCAAGACGGGCCGCAGGCGGCTTTTAAATGCTTTTCAGATCTGCTTGAATACCATGTGCCCAAACTGTCACGCGCAGAGGTCAGCGGGCCTGATGGCGGGCCGCAGGTTGTCGAAGCCACTTGGCGGCTTGCCGAGTGAACATCGTTAAAGTCGAGATCCCATACGCACCGCGGCGGGCGTTTATGCCTTTCCACAACCGCACGCATCGCTGGGCTTGCCTGGTCGCGCACCGGCGAGCTGGTAAGACCGTGGCCGCTATCAACGACATGATCCGCGCCGCTTTCACCAGTAAGGACTCAATGCCGCTTTTTGGCTATGTGGCGCCATATCGCAGCCAGGCTAAATCAGTGGTTTGGGATTACCTGAAGCACTACAGCCGGCCGATCAGCAAGGATGCCAACGAAGCCGAGCTGACGGTCACGCTGCTCAACAACAGCAAGATCCGGCTATTTGGTGCTGACAACGCAGATGCCATGCGCGGGCTGGGGTTCTCTGGTGTTTATCTGGACGAATTCGGCGACTTTAAGCCAAGCGTATGGGGTAACGTGGTCCGGCCGGCGCTCAGTGACAAGCAGGGCTGGTGCGTGTTTGGCGGCACGCCGAAGGGCAAGAATCAGTTTTACGACATACGGCAGACCGCGGCGAAACAGAAAGATGACTGGTTCCTGCTTGAGCTACCGGCCAGCAAGTCGGGATTGCTGCCCGAAACAGAGCTGGATGCTGCCCGATCGCAGCTCTCAAAGGACCAGTTTGACCAGGAATATGAGTGCAGCTTCGAGGCCGCGATCCTCGGCGCCTTCTACGGCGTCGAGATGCGCGAGGCGACCGACACCGGCCGCATCACCCGGGTGGACTACCAGCCCGAGGTGCCTGTGCATACCGCCTGGGATCTCGGCTATCGTGACGACACCGCGATCTGGTTCTACCAGGTCATCCGCGGCGAGATCCACGTGATTGACTATCACGCTGTCAGCGGCGCCAACATCAGTGAGCTGGCCGCGGTGGTTACCGGCAAGCCTTACAAGTATGGCAAGCACTACCTGCCGCACGACGCTCGCGCTAAGACACTGGCCGCCTCTGGCAAGAGCGTGATCGAGCAGATGGCCGAACACTTGGGTATCAACAACATGGCGATCGTGCCGGATCTAGGCGTGCAGGACGGCATCCAGGCGGTGCGTATGATGCTGCCCTATACCTGGTTCGACGAGGACCGGTGCAGCGAGGGCATCGAGGCGCTGCGCCAGTATCAGCGCGAGTATGACGAGGACAAGAAGGCATTTAGGCAAACACCGCGACACGATTGGTGCAGCCACCCGGCAGACGCCATGCGAATGCTGGCCATTGCATGGCGAGCCGAGCCGACCGTCAAGCCGCCGGACCGGATCAAACCGTTGATGGTCGGACCTGAAAACACAGTAACGCTCAACGATATGTGGTCAACAATGAAAACAACTAGGAGTGGCAGATTATGAGTGGCGTAAGCAATCCGTATCGGTATCAGTATGAGACAGTCGCAGCATCACAAACCGCGCAGGTATTGGGCGGCACCGGCGCAGCGGGTGATTACGTGCACCGGCTTCTAATCAACGTTATTACCGTTGCCAGCGCCGGCGTGACGCTGATTGATGGTTCTACGTCAATCGTGATTAGTACCGCTGCATCTGCTCAACTGGGGCCACTTGACCTAGAGCTGAATATGGCGGCCGTTACAGGACCGTGGAAAATCACCACCGGCGCCGGCGCGACCGTCGTAGCAGTCGGGATATTCTCAGCATGAACAAAGCCGGGCTTTATGCCAACATTTTAGCCAAGCAAGAACGCATAAAAGCGGGATCTGGCGAGCGTATGCGTAAGCCCGGCACGCCTGGTGCGCCGACTGCTGCCGATTTTAAAGAATCAGCAAAGACCGCAAAGCCTGAGAAGAAAAAATGACCGCCGCCTGGACGCGCAAAGAGGGCAAGAATCCCGAAGGCGGGCTGAATGCCAAAGGCCGAGCTTCCTACAAAGCCGAAACAGGCGGCACGCTCAAGGCGCCTGTAAAGGCTGGCGATAACCCGCGGCGTGCCAGCTTCCTTGCAAGGATGGGCGGTATGCCTGGCCCGATGGAAAAGAACGGCGAGCCGACACGGTTGGCACTTGCGTTAAAAGCGTGGGGCGCATCTAGCAAAGCCGAGGCTAAGAGCAAAGCCGCAGCAATCAGCGAAAGAAACAAATAAATGGAACACACCAGCACCGGCGTGCAGAAATACCTGAATGTCGTCAGTCAATACGATAACGAATTCAAGAAGTGGGAAGCGCGTGCAGAGAAGATCGTCAAACGCTATCGTGACGACAACCGCAGCCAGCACACCAACGAAACCGCGAAATTTAATATTCTGTGGTCAAACGTGCAGACGCTGATTCCTGCCGTTTACGCAAAGTTGCCGAAAGCGGTCGCAGAGCGCCGGTTCGGTGATAACGATCCTGTGGGCCGCGTGGCCAGCGAATTGATCGAGCGTGCGCTGGATTACGAGATCGAGCATTACCCAGACTTCCGCGCCACCATGCGCTATGCCGTTGAGGACCGGTTCCTCGGTGGCCGCGGTAGTGCTTGGGTGCGCTACGAACCGCATGTTCGCACGCTTGACATACCCGAAGATGGTCTGCAGGTCACCGAGGACATTGACGATGAGCCAGCCCGCGAAGGCGCCGAGAATCCCGAGAATCAGGACTACACCGCGGGAGAGACTGAGCCGCAAGAGGAAATCGAATACGAGTGCGCCCCCACCGACTACGTTCATTGGAAGGATTTTGGGCATAGTGTCGCTCGCACTTGGGAGGAAGTAACCTGCGTGTGGCGCTGGGTTTACATGACACGCGAAGCACTGACAGAACGATTTGGCGAAAAGATGTCAAAGAAAATCCCGCTGGATTCAGGACCGGAAACGCTCAAGAGTTATGGCCAGAGCAACAAAGAGCGCACCCGCGCCAAAGTGTGCGAGCTGTGGGATAAGGAAACCGGCAAGGTTTACTGGTTTACAAAGAATTATAATGAGCTGATTGACGAGCGCGACGATCCGCTTGAGCTGGAGGGATTCTTTCCCTGCTCAAAGCCTCTCTACAGCACCACGACCAGCGATACCTTGATTCCGGTGCCGGATTTCGTGCTTTACCAGGACCAGGCCAACGAGCTGGACATTCTCAGCGACCGTATTGATGGACTCGTTAAAGCACTGCGTATTCGTGGCGTTTACGACGCGAGCCAGCCGGCATTGCAACGCCTGCTGACCGAGGGCGATAACAACACGCTGATCCCCGTCGACAAATGGATGCAATTCAGCGAAAAAGGCGGGCTTAAAGGCGCTATCGACATTCTGCCAATTGACGAGCTGGCCAATGCGCTGCTGAACTGCTACCGGGCACGCACAGAGATTAAAGCGCAGATCTACGAGATTACCGGCATCAGCGACATTATCCGCGGTGCCTCAGCGGCAAGTGAGACTGCGACCGCGCAGCAGATCAAAGGTCAGTATGCTGGCCTGCGTCTACGCTCAATGCAGGAGGAAGTCGCATTGTTTGCCAGCGAGCTGATCCGGCTAAAAGCCCAGGTCATGTGCAATAAATTCCAACCGCAAACAATTATGCTCTACGCTGCTGCCGGCCAAATGAGCCAGCCCGATCAGCAGATGATCCCGCAGGCCATGCAACTGATGCAGGACAAGCCGCTGCGGAACTTTCGTATTGAGGTTGATGCAGACAGCCTGGTGCAAATTGACGAACAGCAGAACAAAAAAGACCGCGTGGAATTCCTGACCGCATTTGGTGGATTCATGCGTGAAGCATTACCAGTTGGCCAGCAGTCGCCGGAACTGGTGCCGATGCTGGTTGAGCTGATCAAATTCGGTATCGGTGGCTTTAAACAAGCCAAACCGATCGAGGGCGTGCTTGATGTGGCGCTGGAACAGATGAAACAGAAACAAGCTGGACCGCAAGAACAGAAACCCGATCCCGAAATGATGAAGATGCAGGCGCAACAACAATCCGACCAGATGCGCTTGCAGGCCGACACGCAAGCCGCCCAGGCAAAGATGCAATCTGACATACAAATGACGCAAGCCAAAACGCAAGCAGAGATGCAGATCGAGCAGATGAAGATGCAATACGCAGGCCAATTGGAACAGCAAAAGCTGCAATTCGAGGGCCAGCTTAAAAACATGGAAATGCAAGCTGCAAAAGAACGCACCGAGTTGGAAGCGGCAACCAAGATCATGGTGGCAAGGATCGGCGCAAATCCGGGCTTAGATATACCGATGATCGAAGCGCAACAGGCCGCAAGCGAGAAGGTCAGCGCCGAGCTGGGCGAGAACGTCAAAATGGCCATTGACCACATGGCGCAGATGCACGAGAACATGGCAAACATGCATGGCGAAACCATGAACCGCATCGGCGGTGTTATGCAAACACTGGCGGCACCAAAACGCATCGTGCGTGGTCCTGACGGCAAAGCAGTCGGCGTGGAGGTGGCATGATCGTTACCACGACCAAAGGCAAGATGGACGATTCACTGCTCGAAAAGCGCGAGGGGTCGGTCGACAACGACAACGAGAGCACGACATGGGTTGAATATTGGCTGGCCGACGAGCTGGTGCACAGATCCGCGCATGTCAGACTGAAAAAACCGATAGTTTCAACATCCGAAGCAGGGAGTTTCCCAAATGGCTAACACGCAAGCAATGTGCACCAGTTTCAAAACAGAGATTCTATCCGGCATTCACGCGCTGGGAACGACCGTTATTCGGGCCGGAACGGGCGCAGACACCCTAAAAGCTGCGCTGTATCTGGCAAGTGCCACTGTAAACGCTGCTACGACCGTCTACAGCGCCACTGGCGAGGTTTCCGGCACTGGCTATAGTGCCGGCGGGGTCACAGCGACAAACGCCACAGCGCCCACGTCAAGCGGAACTACAGCCTATTGGACGCCGAGCGCGAGTTTTACCTACACGACCGTCACGCTCACCACTTCGTTCGATTGCGTGCTCGTCTATAACAGCACCCAGTCAAATAAGGCGATTTCAGCCCACACCTTTGGCGCCCAAACGATCACCGCAGGCACGTTTGTGTTGTCGATGCCGACCAACGACAGCACCAATGCACTTATCCGTATTGCCTAAGATATGGCACAGGGCGCATGGGATACCGGCACCTGGGATGCTGCCCTATGGGATAGCCTGCCCGTCACCGGCAATTCTGCAACCGGATCGCCGGGTAATGTTGGCTTGGTCATCACGGTTTCATTGTCTGGCAATGACGCAACCGGATCAGTCGGCACTGTTACGCCGAGCGCACCGCCCATCGTCATCATTGATGACACGCACGACGGCCGACGCTTTAAAGAACAGCTTGAACGCGACCGCAAGCTCAGAGCAAAGAAAAAGCAGGCAATCCTTGACGCTTTTGAGCGCATCGTCGAAGGCCGGCCAGAGATCGCCGAGGAAATCGCAGCACCTTATGTTGTCACCAGACCAAAGGCAAAGTCGGCGCCTCCGACTATCAATTATGACGCGCTATTTGCCGATCTGGACCGCGTGCAGCGGATCTGGGATACCCACCTCGAAATGGATGATGAGGAAGTTCTGACACTCTTATGAGAAAACAATACGTGCAAATCAATGGCGAGCTGGTTGAGAAAGTCGATTACTACTCAGATCCGCTGGCGCCGATCGTCATGCCCGATATTCAGCCGTATCAGTCGATGGCCGATGGCAGCATGATCACCAGCCGCAGCCAGCACCGCGAGCATCTGCGGGCGCATAACTGCATCGAGATCGGCAACGAGAGCATGGAAACCAAAGTGGCGCCACCAACAGACAACCGGCGCGAGATCCTGCGGGCGCAGCTCGACAATATGACGCACGACCAGGCTAATAAAATGCTTGCCAAAGCGCGAGATGATTTACGTTTCACCCGTCGTTAAACCAACCCCCACAGGGAGAAGCAAATGCCAGACCTGAACGAGATAGTGCCAGTCGAAAACGCAGACGCACGCCGCGAGATGCTCTCAGCGCAGTTCGATGAGGCCGAGGCCGCCGCACCCGAACCCGAAAGAGCGCAACCGACCGAAAAGCCGCGGGATGAGGTCGGCAAGTTTGCGAAAGCAACCGCACCGGCCGAGGTAAAGACTGAGGAAGATCCGGTCTGGCGCCGGCCGCCGGCAAGCTGGAAGAAGGACTATCACGAGACTTGGAATCTGGCAGACGACAAGCTAAAGCAATACGCCTGGCAGCGCGAAAGCGAGATGAAGGCGGGCGTCGAGCCGCTGATCAGCAAAGCCCAGTTTGCAGACCAAATGCAGGAGGTTTTGAACCCCTACATGAACACCATTCAGGGCTTGGGCATTGACGCGCCGAAAGCGGTTAAGGCGTTGATGGAGGCCGATCACGCGCTGCGCTATAGCACGCCGCAAGAGAAACGTCAATATTTCGCTAGACTCGCACAATCTTACGGTGTAAATTTGAACGATGTGGGTTACGACCTGCCACAACAGGTTAATGTTGATCCGACAATCTATGCACTGCAAAACGAACTAAATAATGTTCGCGGCGAGGTGCAAGGCTGGAAACAGCAACAGGAACAGCAGCAAAATCAAGCCTTACTCGGCGAAATCAACAATTTCAGTCAGAAGGCCGAACACTTCGAGGAAGCACGCCCAGCCATGATCCAGCTTCTACAAAGCGGCATGGCTACGGATCTCGATGATGCGTACGATAAAGCAATACGCTTAAACCCCGAACTTTTTGATGCCGTCCAAAGTGGCCTACAAGCCCAAACGGATGCAACAAAACGAGCAGCAGCTAATACTGCGGCGAAACGGGCGAGGGCGGCAGCGGTGAGCGTTAAAGGTTCTACACCCGGAACTGTTACGAATACCAAAGCGCAAGATCGCCGGTCGTTGCTTGCCGAACAATTCGACAACATAAGCGACCGACTCTGATAATTTTCTAAGGAGCTTTATTATGGCTTTTGCCAATAGCTCGATCAGCGACATCATTGCGACCAACATTCAAAGTCGTTCTGGTGAGCTGGCCGACAACGTAACAAACAACAATGCGCTTCTGCGCCGCCTCAAAGAACGCGGTAACGTGAAAACGTTTTCCGGTGGTAACGTAATCTTGCAAGAGGTTATGTATAACGACAGCACAACCAATAACACGAATTCTTATTCGGGTTACGAAGTGCTCAACGTTTCACAAAACAGCCCGATCAGTGCGGCGCAATACGGCATCACGCAATACGCTGCTGCGGTTTCGATCAGCGGTCTGGAGATGATCCAGAACAGCGGCAAGGAAGCGATCATCGACCTGCTTGACGGCCGTATGAACGTGGCCGAGGCGCAGCTGGCTAACCGTATCGGTGGCGATATTTATCTTGATGGTACGGGAAACTCCGGTAAGAACATCACCGGACTGGCAGCTGCTGTGCCGGATAGTCCGAGCACAGGTACGTATGGCGGCATTAACCGCGCTACGTTCTCGTTCTGGCGTTCGGTTTCTTTCTCTGGTGTAACGAACGGTGGATCTGCTACGTCAGCCTCCAACATCCAGCAATACATGGATTCGGTCGCTGTGCAGCTCATCCGCGGAACCGACAAGCCGGATCTGATCGTTGCTGATAACAACTACTACCGTTTGTATCTGCAATCGTTGCAGTCGATTCAGCGTATCTCTGATTCGGGATCTTCAATGGCCGGTGCGGGCTTTGCTTCGCTGAAATATTACGGCGCTGGCATGGCTTCCGACGTTGTGCTTGACGGCGGTATCGGTTCGGCAGCAACAGCAAATCATATGTGGTTCTTGAACACGAAATACATTTTCTTCCGGCCGCACGTTGACCGGAATTTCGTGCCGATTGGCGGCGAACGGCAAGCCGTAAACCAAGACGCTATTGTGAAACTGATTGGCTGGGCGGGCAACATGTGCGCCAGCGGTCCGCAGTTTAGCGGCGTGTTGGTTGCTTAAGGAGATATTGACATGGCTTATACTTTTGACGACAACAAAGCCGGTTTGCTTCAGATTGCGGTCATCGACACGGGCGTTACTAGCCCGAGTGGTGTCTCATCTGGTAGCGCAACCGTTATCCCAACCCCGCCTAATACGTTGGGTCAGGTCGAACGCGCTTTCGATCCGACTTATGGCGCCGGTGAATTCATCCTTCTGGTTGGCGTTGCCAACACGACGGTTGGCTCGCTGGTCACGTATGACGGCACCACGTATCAGACTACTCTGTGCGCTACTACCAGCAACCAGGCCCGCCCGGTTGCGGTGGCAATGTCTGCCAATCTGGCCGGCACTTTCGGCTGGTATCAGATTGAAGGCACTGCGGTTTGCGCTAAATCCACTTCGTCGAACTTTGCGGCAACCGTTGCGGTTGGCGTGAAATCGACCGGCAAAGTCGGCGCCACTGGTTCGGGTAAAGAAATCCTCGGTGCACGCACCGCGAACGCTGCGACGGTTGCTTCTGCAACCACCACAGTGAACGTGGTGATGAACCGCCCGCATCTGCAAGGCCGTATCACCTAAAGAAAGGAGAGCAGGCCAGACGACAATCTGGCCTGCAATCTTATGGATATAGAAATCATCTGCAACACTAACGATGACGAATTATTTGCCAACGTTAAACTGAATTCTCGATCATGCGATCGCTGGATCGCGCAGGCGCCTGCTCACGATGGCCATGCTGTCATTGTCGGCGGTGGACCGTCTGTTACTGACCAGCTCGACATGATCCGCAAACGGCACGCGCTGGGGCAAAAAATATTTGCTCTCAACGGCGCGGCAAAGTTTTTAAACAAAAACAATATCGTGCCGGAATACCAGGTCATTCTTGACGCACGCCCCGGCAATATTGATCTGATTGGCAAAGCTGATGAGTATCTAATCTCCAGCCAGTGCCATCCTGCGCTGTTTGATGCCGTCGAAAACATCACCACTTGGCACCCTGCGGTTGATGGTTTGGATGCGCATTTGCCTGACTATGATGGCGAGTTTGCAATGGTCGGCGGCGGCACGACTGTTGGCCTGTCGACCATGTGCCTGGCTTACACAATGGGTTACCGCAAGCTGCATCTGTTTGGCTATGACTGCTCGCACCGTAACGCGATGGGTCATGCTTACAAACAGAAAATGAACGACAACGACGTTCTTTGCAAAGTGACGGTGAATGGCAAAGTATTTACCAGCTCGCTGACAATGGCGCGGCAGGCCGAGCTGTTCCCGCAGGTTTGCAATAATCTGATGGATCTGGGGTGCGTGATCACAGTCGACGGTGACGGGCTAATTAAAGAGGTTGTGGCCGATATGCGCCGGAATGCTGTTCCAATGGCCGAGGATGAGAAATACCGCAAAATGTGGTCAATTCCGGCTTATCGTGACACCGCACCAGGCGAATTGATTGCAGAAACCTTCGTTAAGGTCGCCAATATCACAAAAGAACAGAAAGTGGTGGATTTTGGTTGCGGAACAGGCCGAGGAAGTAAGAAAATACACGAATTGACCGGCGCCACAATGCAGATGGTCGACTTCAGCAACAATTGCCTGGACTCGAATGTGACGTTTCCCCTGCTTATTGCCGATCTGACAAAGCCCATCGCCGCCGCCGGTGATGTGGGCTATTGCACCGACGTGATGGAACACATTGCGCCCGAGAACGTCGACACCGTTATCAAAAATATTATGGATTGCGTCGAATCGGCGTTTTTCCAGATCAGCCTTGTGCACGACAACATGGGTGCGTTGATCGGCCAGCACCTTCATTTGTCTGTTTTCCCCTATGCTTGGTGGTCGAATAAGTTTAAGGAATACCGCATTCTCTGGTCAGATCAAGATGCAATTAATGCAGTTTTTTATGTAAAAAAGGAGATTTAAAAATGGCTATTCCTTCACGTGTTTTGGCTTCAGGCAATTCCCCGCTTTCAACGATCAGCATTTGCGGCGATGGCGCCACTGGTCTGGTTGCGGTTGGCAGCACGATTGCTGACGCGCTGCAACTGTCGGCGGTTTGGAACACGATTACCACCAGCTCGGCCAGCACCGGCGTTATTTTGCCGCCAACTGAAGCGGGCGCTATGATCGGCATCCGTAATGATTCTGGCCAAACGGTAACCGTTTACCCAAAATCAGGATCAACGATCAATGCTGGTGCCTCAACTTTGTCTGTTGCAACAGCGAAAACCGTTATTCTGTTTGCTACCAGCGCAACAACTTGGGCATCGGTTCTGACGGCATGACAATACCCTCGCGGGTTCTTGGGGCCGGTGCGTCATCATTAATGACCGTTGCCATTTGTGGCGACGGCGTGGATGGTTTGACTGCGACCGGCTCCACCCGCGCTGATGCGTTGCAACTGAATAAGATTTATAACTCGATTGATACTGCAACTGCTGGCACTGGCGTTTTGTTGCCGCCCACACAAATGGGTGCGACGATCTACATCGCCAATTCAGGCGCCAGCACAATCAAGGTTTATCCGTACGAAACCGCAACAACGGTTAATCAAACAACATCGGCATCCATTCCAAAAGATCACACAAGTATATTTTTTGCAGTGACCAATGCCATGTGGTACAGCATCAACGGCACTAAAACTTAATCCCCACAGGAGAAATCAAATGGCTTTAGACAGCGACATTCATAATGCAGATTCGCACCTTCACGTTGAGTTTTATTTGAACGAGGACGGCGAATTTAAGGCAAATCCGAAAGAGTTTGTGCGGATCATTGTGCCGGGTGACAAAACTAATGTCGTTGACCAGCCTGTGCGGGAGGATCACAAAGAGCGTTTTCCTCGCCAGTATCTGTATTGGAAGATGCAGAACACCGATTCCTCGGTGATTGGCACGCCGCTGTCGGAATGGCACGCAGATGCGTCTGAAGAATTTAATTCTCACCAGATGGCCGAACTGCAAATCTTAAAATTTCAGACTGTTGAGCAGCTTGCGACCGCTACGGATTCGCAATTGCAGCGCGTAGGCATGGGTGCGTCAGGACTGCGCGAGAAAGCGCGGCTGTATTTGACAAACAAGAACAAATCGCAAAGCGACACTGAGCTGGAAGAAACCCGCGCACAGCTTAAACAATTGCAAGAACAAATGGCGATGCTGATGGAAACCCGCAAGCCTGGGCGACCGCGCAAAGAGGCCGAATAGAAAGGTTGAATTATGTCGAGCACGATGTTGCAACTGGTGCAGCAGGTCACAAACGAGCTTGGCGTTTCGACGCCGACGTATGTTGCGGGCAACACGAATCAAGATGTGACGCAGATTCTGGCGCTGATGAACGCGACCGGCTACGAGCTGCTGCGCCGGCACAACTGGCGTGCGATGACAAAACAGTATGGCTTTTATACGCAATTCCTGACCACGACCGGCACCTGGACAACATCGGCACGCACAATTACCGGGATTCCCAGCACCGCCGGGTTGGATACAACTTACCAGGTGCAGGGCACTGGCATTAACCAAAACACCTATATCGAATCGGTTGATTCTGGAACGCAGGTCACGGTCAATCAAGACTTTGCGGCCGATGGCACTGCTGCAACTGCTTATTTCCAGAAGATCCGTTACGATCTTCCCAGTGATTACGAAGCACTCGTGCCGCGCACAATGTGGGATAAATCCAAGCATTGGGAAATGCTCGGACCTGAGGATGCCCAGCAATGGGAATGGTTGCTCTCAGGCTATATCAGCACCGGACCGCGGATTCGCTGGCGCCTGCTGGGTAAGTATTTCCAGATTTGGCCTGGAACGTCTACCGCAGAAAGCCTCGGGCTTGAGTATCGCAGCAACGGGTGGGCAGAATCTGCAACCGGCACTGTCAAAACCAGCTTTACGGTCGACACCGACACCACGGTCTATCCCGATCGCCTAATGGTGCTCTCGACAAAGCTCAAATACTTCGAGGCCAAAGGTTTTGACACCACCGCAATGTATCGAAACTATATTGAGGAACTTGAGGTTTCAATGGCTCTCGATATGTCGTCTGCAAACCTGAGCTTTGCGCCGCGCCCCGGCACCGTGTTGATCGGCTACGACAACATACCGGATAGTGGATATGGCCCAAACTAGAGCACTGGTTCAGCGTACTGCAGCCCGCGTGGCGTCGATTCCGGCGCCGGTGGGCGGCTGGAATGCCCGCGACTCTATCGCCAACATGGAGCCGTTAGATGCGGTCCAGTTAATTAATTTCTTTCCGACGATCAGCAACTGCGTATTGCGTGGTGGATCTACAAACTGGGCAACCGGCATGACCGGCCAGGTGCAGACCATCATGGTCTACAACGGCGGCACCAGCAGTAAGATGTTTGCCGCGGTCGGCACGCCGGACCTTAAATTCTACGATGCCAGCACCGCAGGGGTTGCAACTGCAACCACTGTCACCGGCTTGACCAATGCAATTTGGGAATACATCAACATCACGACGACCGGCGGCACTTATTTATATGCCGTGAATGGCGTCGACAAGCCGCGGTTGTATGATGGCACTACTTGGACCGCTATTGATGCCGCTTCGACACCGGCCATTACCGGCGTGACAACGACAACGCTATCGAATGTGACGCTGTTTAAAAACCGCCTGTGGTTTATCCAGAAAGACACGCTCAAAGCGTGGTATTTGCCGACGAGCGCAGTCGGTGGCGCCGCGCAAGTGCTCGATCTGTCGGCCATTGCCAAATTCGGCGGGCATCTGGTGGATCTGGACACCTGGACTATTGATGCAGGTTATGGGGTCGATGACAACCTGGTATTCGTCACCAGTAACGGCGAGGTCATCGTCTACCGAGGAACCGATCCATCTAGCGATGCCACCTGGGCGCTCGCAGGCGTTTGGAAACTGGGATCACCGATCGGCAACAGAGCCATGCTGAAATGGGGCGGCGACCTTTTAATCCTGACCTATGACGGCCTGATGCCGATGGCTCAGAGCCTGCAATCTTCCCGACTAGATCCTCGGGTGGCGCTGTCGAACAAGATTCAAGGGGCCATCACAGCAGCGACAGCGGCCTACAGCAGCTCTACAGTAGGGTGGCAGGTCTATTACAACGCTCGCAGAAATGCCGTATGGATCAATGTGCCGGTTGCAGTAGGCCAGCAGGAACAGTATGTGATGAACACCATCACGACAAGCTGGGCGCAGTTTCAAGGGTGGGCGGCCAACGTCTGGGAAACATACAATGATAATCCGTATTACGGTGGCAACGGCGTGGTGGTCAGGGCGTGGGATGACACTTATGTCGATAACACATCCAATATAACAACAAATGCTTTTCAAGCATTTAATTATTTTGAAAGCCGCGGCGTCAAGAAATACTTTACCCGAGCGCGACCGAGCATTTTTACTAATGGCTCGCCAGCTATATTTGTCGGCATAAATGTGGATTTTGACGTTGACGACACCGCAGCACCTCTTTCTTTATCGTCATCGTCTGTTGGTCTGTGGGATGCAGGAACATGGGATTCTGCGTTTTGGGGATCTGGCTTAGAGATTACAAATAACTGGCAAGGCGTTACAGGGCTGGGTTATTGCGGATCTATTCAACTTAAAAGCGCCAGCAGCGGTCTACAGATTGAATGGGCATCGACAGACGTAGTATTCCAGGCCGGATGGGCAGGCATATAGTATCGGGGCCGGAAGTCGGCCATTGGGTTGCACAACGAATTGACGGTGGTTTCTTTGAGGGCAGGGCAACGGCAATAGGATTAAAACGGAATGATCAGATTATTGCAGGCGTTATTTATGAGAACTGGAACCACAAAAGCATTTGGTGCCATTTCGCTATTGAAGGGCAACTGACGCCGGCCTACTTGGCGGCAATATTTGATTATCCGTACAACATTTGCCAAGTCGAAAAGATCATTGTGCCAGTGGGCAGCGATAACGAACAAAGCGCAAAAGTGGTGACAAATATGGGATTTACAGAAGAAGGCAGGATCAAAGAAGGGCGCCCAGCGGGCGATATTGTGTTTTACACGCTGCGCCGTGATGACTGCCGGTTTTTAAATGAACGCTACAGCAAAAGGATAAATCATGGGTAAATCGTCACCATCAGCACCGCCGCCACCGGATTACGCAGGCGCCGCTGCCGCACAAGGTGCAGCAAACGTTGAAACAGCCCGTTTGCAGGGCCGGATAAACAATCCAAATGTGATTGGTCCGTTGGGCAGCCAGACAGTGACTTTTGGAACGCCCACCTTTAACCAAGCCGGCTATGACCAGGCAATGTCAGCATATCAAACAAATCCAAGGGGGGAACTTCCAAGAGAAAGCCAATATTCCGGTGAGGATGGTTTTTTTGATTCAACTGGATATAACAATGCAATGAATTCTTGGGCGGCAGGCAGAATAGCGCCAACACGAGAACAATTCACGACAAACACAAATGCAGATCAGCCGACCGTAACGCAAACTCTGACACCGGCCGCACAGTCCACCTTGGACGCACAGCAGCGCGTACAACGGGCTTTGGCAGGTCTGGGTGAGCAAGGTATCGGAACGGCCAGCAACGTGCTAGGGAACGCGTTTAATCCAAACCTTGCGGGCTTGCAGACTAATGTCGGCAACGCTGGGCAAATTTCTCAAACACCAAATTTAAACCAATACGGGCAAGCTGGCGGCAATATTAATGCAGGTCAAATATCACGGGCGCCGGAACTTGGTGTTTACGGCATGGCAGGTGCAAACGTCAACGCTCAACCAGTAAACGCCGGACCACAAAGCGGTCAGTATGGGATGGCCGGTGCAGGCCCACAAGCTGGGCAATATGGTTTTGCACAAGGCGGCTTAAATACCAGCAACGTGGCAGCAATGCCGGTGAACGCAGGTATGACCGGCCAGCAGGCAATTATGAACCGCCTGGCGCCGCAGCTTGAAAGAGCAGATGCATCAACGCGGCAACGGTTGATTAATCAAGGTTTGGTGCCAGGCGGCGAAGCGTACGAAAACGCCATGATTTCCCAAAACCAGCAAAAGAACGATCTGCTCTCGCAGGCAGCGTTGCAAGGTATTGGCCTGGACACTGCGGCAAACGCACAAGGGTTTAATCAGGCATTGCAAGCAGGGCAATATGGCAATCAAGCCGTGGCTCAGAATTTTGCTCAAGGTCAAGCCGCAAACGCTGCCGGAAATCAAGCGGTGGGGCAGAATTTCGGTCAAGGACTGGCCGCGCAGCAAGCGCAGAACGCCGCTTCACAGCAGCTCTACAATCAATACATGGGTGTGCAGGGATTACAGAATCAGGCCGTAAACCAGAATCAACAGGCTGCATTGGCACAATATCAAGCGCAACTCGGTGGTCAGCAACAAGGTTTTGGTCAAAATGTCACGCAACAGCAGCTCAGCAATCAAGCCATTGCACAAAATCAACAAGCCGCATTGCAACAGCAGCAAGCCGCACTGGCCGCGCAGAATCAGCAATACAACCAGCTTTTGCAAGGCGCACAGTTTGGAAACACGGCCCAACAGCAAAGTTTGGCGCAGCAGCTCGCATTGCGAAATCAACCGCTGAACGAGATTTCCGGTTTGATGGCTGGCTCGCAGATCCAGATGCCGCAGTTTCAAGGCTATCAAGGGTCAAACATCGCACCGGCACCGATCTTTGCAGGGGCGCAGGCGGCAGGGCAGGGCGCAATGGACCGGTATGGGATTCAGTCTGCCAACGTCAACGCGCAGAATGCTGGGCTTTATGGATTGGCAGGCACTGCGGCAACTGGCGCCATGATGTTTTCAGATCCTCGTTTAAAGTCTAATGTTGTCCGCGTCGGCACGCATCCGTCTGGTTTTGGCGTTTACGAATATGACATATTTGGCAACAGAGAACGCGGCGTGATGGCAGATGAAGTTGAGGCCGTAATGCCTGAGGCTGTGGCGTTGCATCCGAGTGGCTATAAGATGGTCAATTATGGGATGATTAATTAAATGAATTCTTCCTACAATTTCAATTCCGACGACAAGCGTATACAGCTCGCTGCGCTGCTGCAAGATCCGACGCAACCATATCAGAAGTATCGCGGACCATTGGGTGCGCCTGCGGGTGGCGGCGGCATGAATGACATGATGATGAAAATGATGATGAAGAAAGCCGGAACTCAGCCCGGCGCCCCTGTTGTTGATCGGTCTACGCAATACAATCCGAATTCCCAAAACTTTACGCCGTCAAATTATTAAGGGCGAAAAATGGCTAACGAATTAGTTAATTTCAATCTGCCAAGCCCATACCAGGCTGACCTTGCAAAACTTGCCCAGCAGCAAAAGATGGCAGAGCTGCTGCAAGCGCAATCCATACAGCCCACAGAGCGTTACAGCTATAAGGGCATAGAAGCACGCACGCCAGCGACTGCGGGGCTTGCGAAGATCCTGCAAGCAATGGGCGGGGCTTATTTGCAGAAACAGGGGCTTGAGGAACAGAAGGCGCTGGGGGAAAGGTATCGTGCAGATCAATCTGCTGATTTTACCAGTCTTGCAAAAATGCTATCTGCACCTGCTGTTGCTGGTTCTGCGGCTGTTCCAGAAAGACTTGCTGAACCGCCAATGATACCGACCGATGACGAAGGCAATCCCATGCCAGGCGTATCGGCTGCGCCTGCAATTCCTGCTGTTGCATCGCGTATAAAAGGGCAAATTGATCCTGAAATGATTGGGCAATTTAAAACGCCAGAAACGCAACAAATGGCAATGGCGCAATTGTTGGCACAAATTGGTCCTAAAACTCCAATTAAAGCATCTGCTGGCGATGTATTTTTTGATGCACAAGGTCGGGAACTTTTCCGCGCACCAGACAAAAAAGAATATGGCACGACGCCATCATACGAAAAAGATGATACAAGCCCGACTGGTTATGTTGCGGTTTTGTATGGGAAAAATGGCGAGCGCAACGTGGTTGGCCCAGCAAAACCAATGAACCAATTTACAACAGGAAGTGTTGACGCACAGGCAAGACTTGCACAAGAACGTGCAATATCAGATCGAAACTTCAACCAATTGTCTGCTAATCAACAAGCGCAATTGAAAAATGAGGGGGCTAGACTCGGTATCAGCGCAGAACAATTGTTTTTTGATACAGGCGTTCGCGCTGGTGGCGCTGCAATGCCGCCTGCTACTGGCCCAAGTTATTTGCCTGTGCCTTCTGCGCCGGGTATGCCGCAAACAGCTCAACCTGCGCCCGGTGTGTCGCCTGTGCAAGCTGCACCTCGTATCGGCATGGCGCCAGCTCGTGCTGCTCAACCAACTGTTGCGTTTGCACCTAATGCGGTTGGGCCTACTGGTCAGGCTGTGCAAGCAAATCAACCTAATGTTGTTCAAACCGCTGCCGGTCCTGTTCAATTAAGTGGGAAAGAACGTCAAAAATTAGCGGGTGCTACACTTGAAGCGCAACAAAAGAAAGAACAAGGAATGTCTGGTCTTGGTGAAACCATTACTGAAGCCCGACAAATATTGACTGGCACAGATCCATTGACCGGAACGCCTGGGCAAAAACCATTGCCAACTGCCAGCGGTGCCGGCAGTCTTGTTGATTATTTAGGAAATATTGGTGGTGTAGCACCTAGAGGGCAAAACGAAGCAAAACGACTTGAAGTTATTGCTGCAATATTGACATCAAAAGTGCCTAGAATGGAAGGGCCGCAATCTGATAGAGATGTTGAGCTTTACAAAAAAGCGGCTGGTGATGCTGGCAATTCTGGTTTGCCAATTAGCACCAGACTTGCTGCATTAGATACCATGCAAAAACTTTATGGAAAATATGAACGGCTCAACGCGCCCGCGGCAAATCAGCAAACGCAATCACCGCAATCAAATCAGCGTAGATACGTGGATTATTAAATGGCTTACGAGATTGAAACAAAAGACGGTATTGTTATCAGAAATATTCCAGATAACATCAAGCCCGATGATCCTAGCGTAAAAGCAAAAGTCACCAACGCCAGACAGGCCCGCATGGCAGAACAGGGCGCCACTGGTGAACAACTCTCTGCGCCTGGCATCAACCCGACTGAGGGCATGAGCACCGGCCAACGTTTTCTAGCAGGCACAGGCAAAGCATTTTCCGACATTGGCCGCGGTGTTGGGCAGCTCTTTGGCGCTGTTCCGCAATCTATTATTGATGAATCGGCAAGGCTGGATAAGCCGTTAATGAATACCGGCGCAGGAATGGCCGGTAATATTGTCGGCAACGTGGCCGCACTGGCGCCCACTATGATGATCCCAGGCGCTAATACGATGGCGGGCGCTACAATCGGCGGCGGCTTGCTGGGCGCCGCGCAGCCAGTCGAAACAGGACAATCAAGAGCACAAAATATCGGAACTGGCGCATTAGGTGGCGCTTTAGGTCAAGGCGCCGCTAATGTGATTGGCCGCGTAATCCGTCCTGTGCAGTCGCAGCTCACGCCAGAAGTGTCTGCATTGGCATCTAAAGCTGAAAATGTTTACGGCATTCCTTTGACCGCAGCAGATAAAACAGGATCACGGCCGTTAAAAATTATTGAATCTGTTTTAGATCAATTGCCTTTAACCGCAGATCGTCAGGCATTGGCAAAAGAATTGCAGCGATCTGCATTCAATAAAGCTGCGCTTGAAACAATTGGCGAATCTAGCACTAAGGCAACGCCGGAAGTGCTAAATGCTGCACGCACAAGGATCGGCGAATCGTTTAATGATCTATCGGGCAGGAATACTGTAACGCTTGCCGATGATTTTCTTGATTCATTGATAAGCATTGAAAGCGGCATTAATCCGTTTACCAAGCCAGCAGTGCGTGAAGCAATAGACAAAGGGCTTGAACTTGCAACGCAAAAAACAATCAGCGGCAAGGATTATCAAAAGATCAGATCAACGCTTGGCAAACAGGGGAATGATGCGTTTGCCTCTGGCAACAGCGAGCTGGGCCAAGCCTTAAAATCCCTTAAAGCTGGTTTGGATGATGCCGCGACTGGATCTGTATCAGCAGCAGACAAAGATGCGTGGAATCTTGCTCGTAAGCAATGGCAGTCTTTAAAAGTTGTTGAAAAAGCTGCGGCGCCGACTTCTGCTGATGCGGTGGCCGGTAATGTATCACCGGCAAAGCTAGCGCAGGCGTTAATGTCTGTTGACAAAAAAGGATTTACTTACGGCACCAGCAATCAAACTTTGGGCGATATAGCTAGAATTGGTCAGGCTTTCGTTAAAGAACAGATCCCAAATTCTGGAACCGCGCAACGCAGCTTTTATCAGAAATTGATGAACAATCCTATTACCGCAGTAATGGAGGGCGGCGTTGGTGGTTTGTCTGTGCCAATGCAGAGAATTATGCAAAGTAAAGCAGGCCAAGCGTATTTGGGGCAGGGTCCGGTATCAGCAAGAACACTTGCACTTGCAAGGAAACTGCGTGAAGGCGCCGGTATTGTTGGCGGCGCCGCGTTACCGGGTTATGTGGAACAATAAGATGCGTGATTTTTATTTTCTATTATGACCACTTTTTATTCTTGAAACATGAGATTGGCTTATTTTAAAATACATCGATATTTCTTTTTGAGATTTATTGCTAGAACGAATGTTGATAATATCTTCATCAGTCAATCTTCCATTCCAATGGTCAACTCCATAATGGTGGCGATGCTTTATAGATGTATCAGCATTATTTTCTGCTTTTGTTCCTACGCGCAAATGTGCTGGATTAACACAAGGAGGATTGTCGCAAATGTGCATAATTATTTTGCCAAAAGGTATTTTTTCTCCAGTAAAAAATTCATAAGCATATCTATGCGCTCGTACAGAAACTTCACCCGGCAACAAAAAAATCCCATATCCATAATCGTTTTTTGTTCCGGTCCAAAGCCAACAAGTCGCAGTTTTTTTTATTCTAGATTCAAAAACATCGGCTGGACCAATTTGAGCAAATTTATGCAATGTTCCATTATTTCGCGCTCGGTTGTAACATGGTCTGCAAAGTTTTCGTCCGATAGCCTGGGCAATATTACAAACAACGCAAAAAATTGTTCCTCTGGATTGATAGGTCATTTTTATCTCCTTAGTGGAACTTCTAGTATATACCATATCAATGGAGGTGGCTAGTGTCCTATAATGGTTCGGGAACTTTTAACATCAACACGGCGGGCCAGCCTGTAGTAACCGGCACCGTCATTTCTTCAACCGCTTTCAACGCCCTCACCGCGGATCTAGGAACCGGTCTGTCAACGGCAATCACGAAAGACGGCCAGACGGTTGCAACCGCCAGGATACCGTTTGCACAAGGCATCAACAGCAGCCTGGTCACGGACGCCACAAGCACGACGACTGGCTCAATCATCACGGCGGGCGGCGTAGGGATTGCTAAGGCGTTGTTTGTGGGAACGACTGCGAATATCGCAGGCACCACGACGTTGGCCGGTGTGACTGCAACCAGTATCACCGACTCAGGTTTAACTTCAGGCCGCGTAACCTACGCTGGCACCGCTGGTCTGCTGCAAGACTCTGCCAACCTGACGTTCAACGGCACGACACTGACTGCAAACACCATCGGCGCATTCACACTGGGCGGCACAGTCTCAGGTGGCGGCAATCAGCTTAATAACGTCATCATCGGCACGACAACTCCGCTGGCTGGTGCGTTTACGACGCTGAGTGC